CTTTACCAGATGGTCGAGGTATCTAAGCTGCTGGAGGATCGAAAGTCCTATATTTCTTTTTGTATGCACGATTCTCTGGTGATTGACTTCGACGCAAAAGACAAAGATTTAATTTCAGCCCTTCATAAAATATTTTCTCAAACAAAATTGGGCCTTTACAAGACCAACATATCTTTAGGAAGTGATTACGGCACTATGAGAAAAATGGATTTGTAACACTAGTTACAACATATGGGCGCACTATTAAAAGGAATCTTCATCTTGATGGTTCTCGCAATAACCTCTTGCGGAGATACCATGATGGATGCGCCTGTGATGACACCCGACGTCCCCCAGGCTCAGAACGAAGACCCAAAATCAGTCGTTCCTTCCGAACAATACAAGCTGGAATGTTATCGCACAGAATATTACTTTTGCCCTGGAGTGAGTGGCCCTTTGTTTCGAATCGAAGTTTTGAAGGATATCTGTAAAGATCCTCCAGAGGTTTTATATATCAGCGAATGTGAAGAGTTTCTAGAATGTGACCCCAGCAAGTTTAATATGGGTGAGGAGGCTTGCACCACAGACAGTGGCTTGCCAGGAACCAAAAAGGTTTACTGTGACAAAGGCCACATCAAAGAAGGTCAATGTGAAACTGACTGTGTAGAAGAAGTCTGTGACGGCGTTGATAATGACTGCGACGGAGAGATCGACGAAGACCAGCTTAATGCCTGCGGTGAATGTGGAGTTGAACCTTTAGACGTTTGTGACGGCATCGATAACGATTGCGATGGCACTGTTGATGAGGAC